CCGAACCCGCTGCCGCATCGGCACATCGGGCTGTCGGTTGCCGACCTCACGGGCGACATTCAGCGCATCAAGAGCGCGATCCTGCGCCAGGCGCTCGACAACCTCTACTTCGCGAACAACCCGGCGATCGCGTTCGACAAGAACACGGTGAACCTGGACGACGTGCTGACCTCGCGCCCCGGTCAGCGCATCCGCGTCGATGGCCCCCCGGGGGCATCCTTCCTGCCCGTCACCACGCCGTTCGTGTTCCCCGCCGCGATTGACGCGCTCGGGTTCATGGAACAGATCACCGAGGGGCGCACGGGCGTCAACCGGTACTTCCAAGGCTCGGATCAGAACACGCTGAACAAGACCGCATCGGGTATCCAGCAGCTCTCGACGATGGCCGCCCAGCGCGTCGAACAGGTGGCGCGCATCTTCGCCTCCGGGATCGAGGAGCTGTTCAGCATCGCGCACGAGCTGGTGCTCAAGACCGGCCACCAGGCCGAGGTGGTGCGCCTGCGCGGGCAGTGGGTGAGCGTCGACCCCTCGACGTGGAAGACCCGTAACGACATGCGCATATCGGTCGGCTTCGCCGCGGGCAACAAGGACGCGATGGTCAGTCGGCTGATGATGATTGCGCAGCTGCAGGAGAAGGCGATGGCGGGCGGTCTGCCGATCGTCAACGCCCAGAACCTCTACCAGACTGCGCTCGAGATCACCAAGGCCGCAGACTTCTCTGCCCCCCAGAGGTTCTGGACCGACCCCTCGCAGATGCCGCCCCGCCCGCCGCCGCAGCCTGACGTGACGGTGATGGCCGCCGAGCAGATGCGCTCGCAGACCCTGCTGCAGAAGGCGCAGCTCGACAACCAGACCAAGCTGCAGATCGCAGCCGCGGACCAGCAGACCGAGCTGGTGAAGATCGACGGCGCTGCGGCGTCCGAGGACAAGCGGATCAGCAACAACCCCAAGGTCATCGAGGCGAAGACGCAGGAAACCGAGTCTAAAGCTATGGTTGAATTTGTCGGCACCCTTATGCAGTCGCAGGCGCAGCAGACCGAGACGATCATGCGAGCGCTGCAGGAACTTTCTCAGGCGGTGCGCATGGTCAGCGCGCCGCGTGAAGCCCTGCGCGACGGCGCGGGGCGCATCGTCGGGTCTCGCCCGATCACCGACGGGAACGCGTAACCGTGGCCGATAACGCAACGCTGCCGGCAACTGGCGAGGTTGTCGCGACCGACGACGTCGGCGGCGCTCAGTACCAGCGAATGAAGCTGTCGGACGGCGAGCCAGATTCGGCTGTTCACATGCGCGTCCGCACTGTGCACCCAGTCTTCGGAGACGCCGGCGCGGTCGTTCGGCAGGCGCCGGCCGATATTTGGGCATCGTCGTTTAGCCGAGTCGGCTCGGCGCTCATGGAGACCGAAAAATTTACGCAGCGCCGAGCGGGGACGGGCGTCGGCGTGTCCCAGGCCTCGGGCACCATTTTGCTTACGACCGGCACGACCGCGAACAGCGAATACCTCGCGCGCTCCGTCGCGTCGTGGCGCGGAGCGTTTACTGCGCGTTACAAGACAATCCTCTCGCAACGCATCGCAAACCAGAACTTTGTGATGCTGCTGGCTGACAGTATCGGCGAGGGTTTGTCGACTACGATCAACAGCGCGACGAGCATCACGGTCACAAAAACCGCGCACGGCTTCACGGCGGCAAATGTCGGCCAGTCGATGTACGTCGGCGCGATCACCGGCGCGAACGGCGTGCCGGGGCGCTATGCCATCGCGAGCGTGCCGACGGTTGACACGATCACGTTCACGGTCGCGGGCTGGCCGGCGTCCGGCTCATGCACGGTCGACCTGTTCGGGTGGAATTTTATTCGCGCCGCGTACAGCGGCACGACGGCGACCAACGCCAGCGTGGACGCGCAGCGCAACGGGTGGAACTCGGGCGACACGACGGCGACGATCAACACGACTGCAAGCCCCGGTCATGTGATGCAGGTCTATGCTGACGGGCGGAACGTCAACTGGGCCGACACGCTTGTTGCGTCGGCGACAGCGCCGACGGCGACCTCTCGCGCGTCTCGCATCGAAGGAACCCCGGAAGACGACGCAGAGCTTTACTGGTTCATCTGGCTGTTCAACGGCTCGACAGCACCGGCCTCTACGACGACCTGGACAATCGGCTTTTGTTCCGTCGAAGACAACGCGAACGTCCCGACCTACATCGCCGGAGTGCGGCCACTCGGTTCGCAGGCCGCGCTGCCGGTCTCGCAGGTCGGCACAGCGACCGTAACCTTTACCCAGCCCGCGCTTGTCGCCGGCTCTGCTCTGTTCGGCGACGTCGCCCAACAGTATCGCGGGAGCGCAACGGGCGCGGCGTCGGGCACTCACCTGGTTTCTGCGGCGACCACAAACCCGACCGTCGTCAAAGCAAGCGCGGGGCGCCTTCTCGGCTTCGTGCTGGCGAATAATGCCGCGACGATGGTCTACGTCAAGTTCCACAACCAGACAACGGCGCCGACCGCCGGGACGGGCGTTGTGCGCTCGGTCGGCATCCCGGCGGGCCGCACCATTACGTTCTCCCTTGAAGGCGGCATCGCGTTTTCAACCGGCATCGCGCTCACAACCGTGACCGGCGCTGCAGACGCCAACAACACCGCGGTCGCGCTGAACGACATCGTCGGCGACATTTTCTTTGCGTGACCCGTGAAAGTTCTAATTTCAATTGACACGGTGCTGCATGGCGAGCCTTTGCAGGCCGGCCAGCGCGCGATTGTTTCAGACACAGACGGCGCGTCGCTGATCGCGCTCGGCGCAGCGACGGAACTGATGGAGGACGAGCACGGCGGCTTTGCAGTGCCGATGCAAACGGGGGCGGAATGAGCCTGCTGCTGCTATTCAATCAGGGCGCAGCGACCGAAATCGTCGAGTCGCTGATTGCACACGCCGGCGGGCGGGCAAGTCGCTCGCGCCGCTACTGGGTCGAGATCAACGGGCAGATCGTCTACGTCAACACTCCCGCGGAAGCCCAGCAACTGCTGCGGCAGTTCGAGGAGCGCGCGCCGCGGGAAGCTAGGCGGCAAGCGGACAAGCTGGTTGCGCGGCGGACGGCCTCGGTGCGCAGCCTCGGGCAAGTGGAGCCGGTGCAACTGGCGCCGCCGACCTTGCGCACCAACCTTCCCGAAAGCGACGCGCTGCGGGATGCCCGAGCGCTGATCGAGACCTTGTATCAGAACGCCGCACGCCGCGCGACGGCCGCTCTTGAAGCGGAGCTTCGCCGCTGGCTGCAGGACCAAGACGACGCGCAGACGCTGATTGCGCTGGGAGATCTATGACCGACATCACCGAACAGCTCGAGCGCGCCGCGAACGCCAAGCGCCTGCTCGACAGCCCCGCTCTGCAGGCGGCCTTCGCCGAGGTGCGCGAAGCAATCGTTCACCGCATCGAGCAGTGCCCGATGCGCGACACCGAAGGCGCGGAGAAGCTCCGCATCATGCTCAAGCTCTTGAACGACGTGAGAGCCAACCTGGAAGGGGCAATAAGTGACGGCAAAGTCACCCAGTTCCGCCTCAGCCAGGACGAGCAGGACAAGAAGCGTCGGTTTTCACTTTTCAGGTAACACCTATGCAGACCAGCGACCAGCCCGCACCCGCTGCGGAGTCGCCCAGTATCTCCGACCGTATCGGCGCCCTGTTCGAGGGAGCGCCGCTGCGAAAGGAGAACGCTCCGGCACCACGCGACGACGCCCCCGATCACGATCAACCCTCCGAACCGAGCGATGCAGCACCCGATGACCCGAGCGCCTCTGATGGCGCCCCGGGGGAGTCAACTGCGCCGCAGTACGAGGAAATCGATTACGAGGGCGAACGGTACAGCGTCCCGCCGAAGCTGAAAGACGCCATCCTCCGGCAGTCGGACTACACCAAGAAGACGCAGGAGGTGGCCGAGCAGCGACGTCTGGTGGACTACCAGGCCAAGCAGCTCGCGCTGGCGGAAAGCGAGCGCAAGTTTGCCGACCTCGTTCGCGACGAGGTTACGCAAGTGGCAACGCTCGACTCGACGCTGAAGCAGTACGACCAGCTCGACTGGCGGAGCCTCAGCACCGACGAGATGATCCGCTACAAGATGGAGATGGACCAGCTCAAGGAGCGCAAGGGCGCCCTCGAGCGGCAGGTGCAGGGCAAGCACCAGCACTGGTCGGGCGAGGTTCAGCGCGCCCATGCCGACCTTTTGAAGGCAGGCATGGAAGCAGTGCGCAAAGCCATCCCCGGATTCAGCGAGGCGACGGTGCAGGAGATCAAGGATTTCGCCATCTCGGAGGGCTACTCCGCCGAGGAAGTGGGGAACATTCTTGATCCGCGCTACGTCAAGACGCTGTACGAGGCTGCGCAGTACCGCAAGCTCCGCACCAGTGCCCCCGCGGCTCGCGCCGCAGCCCAGAAGGCGGCCCCGATTGGCAAGGTTAACCCTGCCAACCCGATGGCCTCCGACACACGCAATTACCTCAACTACCGCAAGGCGCTCCAGAAAGCAGGCCCGCCGGGATCGCGTCAGCGACAGGCGATTGCCAAGGATCGCATTGCGGACATTTTCGGGAGATAAGACATGGCTATTGTTTCCGGTACTACGTGGACTCGCGCCACGGCCAACTCGCTCACCTACGGGTCGAATGCGAGGGAAGACCTCGAGGACGTCATCTGGGAGCTGGACCCCATGGACACGTGGGCGCTCACCAACCTGGAGAAGGTCAAGGCGACCGCGACCTACCACGAGTGGCTCTCCGACGAGCTGGCCGCCGCGGCTTCCAACCTCGTGCGCGAAGGCGACGACGCGAGCTTCGTGACCGCGACCCCTGCCCGGCGCATGGGCAACTTCATGCAAATCAGCGCGAAGACCTTTATCGTGAGCGACACGCTCGAGGTCGTGGAGAAGGCGGGCCGCAAGACCGAGACCGGTCGCCTCGGCACGAAGCTGCTCAAGGAGCTGAAGCGTGACATGGAGTACGCGCTGGTGCGCAACCAGGCCTCCTCGCTGGGCGCGGACGCGACCGCGCGCGCCTCGGCGGGCATGGAGAGCTGGATCGCCGGTGGGACGGCCACCACGGCGGGCACGCTCGCCAACGTGGTGACCGCGACCACGAACGGGGCCAGCCACACCACGATCGGGTTCGCCTCCAACCAGGTGACCGCCCCGACCGACGGCACCACCGGTGCGCTGACCATCGGTCAGCTCAACGCGGCGCTCGGCGGTTCGTGGGAGGACGGCGGCGATCCGCGGGTGATCCTCGTGGGCGCCCGGCAGAAGAACGTGATCGACAACTTCTCGGGTATCGCGACCCGCTTTGTCGACACCTCGCCGCGCGCGCAGGCGCCGATCGTGGGGGCGGCCAACATGTACGTGTCGAGCTACGGCTCGCCGCACATGGTGGTGCTCTCGCGCTACGTCCGGGACAGCGTCGTGCTGTGCATCGACCCGGACTACTGGGCGGTGGCCTTCCTGCGCAAGCCGCAGATGAAGGACCTCGCCAAGACGGGCGACGCCACGAAGAAGCTGCTGGTGACCGAGTTCGGCCTCGTGTGCCGCAACGAGAAGGCCAGCGCGAAGGTCGTCGGTTGCGCTTGATGTGACCCCTCAATGGGGGCGGGGACTGCACACCCGCCCCTGTTTTTCGCCGTGATCGTCATCGTCGGACATGGCCCGTCGATCAACGTGTGCCTCGGGCACCTCATCGACCGCCACCCCGTCGTGCGTCTCAAGCACGGCCTGACCAAGCATCAACCGCGCGAGCACTTCGGCACGCGCACCGACTACATCTGCGGCCGCTCCGAGCTGTACCGCCCACGGGGCATCCCGTTCTGGCTGTTCAGCGACCGCTCGCCGTGGATCACGTACTACGCGCAGTTCAAGCCGCGACCGTGGAAGCCCTCGCATGGGCTCTCGGCGGTGTTCTGCGCCATCGAATACCTGAAGGCACGCGAGATCGCCCTGATCGGGTTTGACCGCGTGCTGCACCCCTGCGACGAGAACTCGCAGAAGTGGAACGACACCCCGGGCCCGCCGAGACGGTGGGCCCATGACCAGAGAGCCGAGAACGAGTGCCTGCGCTCGCTCGGCGTGACCATCATCGACTTTGCGAGGGAATATGGCTCAGTTCCTGGACTATGACCCGCTGCGCGGCGTCGCCCAGTACGAGGCGCGCACGCAGGGCGGCAACCTGCAGCTGCACTACCGGCAGGACGTCGAACCGATCCTCGAGCTCGCCAAGTACGAGCGGGATCACGGCCTCGGCGATTCGGCCACCAAGAAGCAGGACATTCACCTCTACGCGCGCATCCCGCCCGTGGTGATCCTGAAGCTCAAGTACGAGTACGGCGTCGACATCTTCAACCGCGACCACCTCAAGCGGGCGATGCGACTGATCGACGAGCATTTCCCGTACATCAAGACCACGAACAAGACTCACCGCCTGCGCAACTGACCATGGCGAAGGTGATGCAGGTGCAGCCCGCGAAAGCGGAGGAACGGCGGCTCGCGCGAGCGAAGAAGCTGTTGTCGGCGGGGGAGATCGACCAGGCGTTCGAGCTGGTCGAGTCGGTGCTGCGCGAGGACCCGGACGACGCGCAGGCGCTGGTGATCGCAGCCGAGGCGCTGAAGAAGGCGAAGAAGCTGCCGTTGGCGTACTCGCTGGCGGCACGGGCGGCGCAGCTGCGCCCCGAGCGGGCGGAGACGTGGGGCGCACAGGGCCACGCCGCGCAGCAGCTGTGGCGCCTAGACGAGGCGATCGCCTGCTACCGCAAGGCGCTGCAGCGGGCTCACACGACCGCGCTCAAGGCCCTCTACACCAACAACCTCGCCTCGGTGTACCTCGACGCCGGGGACTTCCGCAAAGCCGAGGCGCCCGCCCGTGAGGCGATCGCGCTCGACCCGGTGGACGTCAGCCCCCGCCACAACCTCGGGCTGTCGCTGCTTGCACAGCGGCGCTGGGAGGAGGGCTGGGCCGCCTATAGCGCGAGCATCGGGAGCCCTGCGCGCCTCAACGTGAAGTACCTGCCCGAGCCCGAGCCGACCTGGGACGGCACCCCCGGGCAGACGGTGGCGATTTACGGGGAGCAGGGGCTCGGCGATGAGATCAGCGCCGCCTCGATGCTGCCCGATGCGATCCGCGACTGTCGCAAGGTCATCGTGGACTGCGACCCCCGCCTTGCCCCCCTGTTCCGCCGCTCGTTCCCCGAGGCCGCGGTGCATGGCACCCGCCAGTCGAAGGCGCTGGACTGGCCCGAGGAGGACCGCGCGCTCGATGCCAGCGTCGCTGCGTTCGAGATCGGCCGCTTCTACCGCAAGAGCGACGCGGAGTTCCCCGGCACGGCGTACCTGACCCCGTGCCCTGACCGGACTGCGATGTGGAAGTCCTTGTTTGCGAGCAAAGGCAAACCGGTGATCGGCGTGGCGTGGTCGGGCGGGACGTGGGCGAACGCCGGCCGGCATCGACAGATGCCGCTCGCGGAGTGGGCGCCCTTGTTCGAGGCCGTCGACGCGCACTGGGTGTCGCTGCAGTACAAAAGCGCCGCCGCCGAGATCGCCGGCACCCCGGTGGTCGAGTACCCCTACGCGACGCTGACCAAGGACTACGACGACACCGCGGCACTGGTTGCAGCCTGCGACCTCGTGATCTGCGTGCAGACCTCGGTCGGGCACCTAGCGGGCGCGCTCGGCGTCCCGGCGTGGGTGCTGGTGCCGAAGCAGACTCAGTGGCGCTACGGCGAGGACTACACCGACACGCCCTGGTATCGCTCCGTGAAGCTCTACCGAGCCCGCACGGGCTGGCCCATTCAGACCCTGACCGCCGACCTCCGGAGGCACTTTGCTCATCTCTGACGACTACCGCGCCGCGCAGGAAGACATGCACGCGCGCTACACCTACGGCGTCGCCAGCATCAAGCGCGCCCCGCTCGTGACCGAGATCCTCAACCGGCTGGAGATCACGCACCTCCTCGACTACGGCTGCGGGAAGCACACCAACCTGCTGAAGCACATCAAGCCGAAGCACAAGCTCACATACCAGGCCTACGACCCGGGCGTGCCCGACTTCGCCGGGGAGCCGATCCCGGCGCAGATGGTGGCCTGCATCGACGTGCTGGAGCACATCGAGCCTGAGCTGCTGGACAACGTGCTCGACCACCTGCAGTCGCTCACCGAGCTGGTGGTGATGCTCACGATCGACAGCGGCCCGGCGGGCAAGGTGCTCTCGGACGGGCGCAATGCGCACCTGATACAAGAGCCCATGGCCTGGTGGTTGCCGAAGCTCTCCGCCCGCTGGGACCTGCAGACCGTGCAGAAGATCAGCGACCATAGCTTTTACGTGATCGGGTACTGCCTGCCGCGCTCGATCGAGGGCGTGGACGGGGAGAAGCTCGCCTCGTGATTACCGCATTCGTGGGGTACGACCCGCGCGAGGCGGCCGCGTACCATGTGTTTTGCCAGAGCGTGATCGAGCACGCCTCGGTCCCGGTGCGCTTTGTGCCGCTGCATCGCCCGATGCTGCAGAACTTCGACGGCCAGAGAGACGGCAGCAACGCGTTCATCTTTTCGCGCTTCCTGATCCCTGAGCTGATGAACTTCAGCAACGAGTGGGTGGCGTTCTTCGACGGCGACATGGTGATGCGCGAGGACATCGCGGACCTGTGGGCGCAGCGCTCGGTGAACAAGGCGCTGATGGTCGTGCCGCACGCCTACGAGACCGCGCACCCGCGCAAGTACATCGGGAGCCCCCTGGAGTCGATCAACGTCGACTATCCGCGCAAGAACCAGTCCTCGGTGATGCTGTGGAACTGCGGGCACTACGCGCACCGCATCCTCACCCGGCAGTTCCTCGAGGAGGCGGGCGGGGCGTTCCTGCACCGTTTCCAGTGGTTGCGGGATGACCAGATCGGGCACCTCGGCGACGAGTGGAACCGGCTCATCGGGGAGCAGGAGAGCGACGGCGCGAAGCTGCTGCACTACACGCTTGGGGTGCCGGGCTTCGCTCACTACCGCGACTGCGACGGCGCAGCGGACTGGCACCGCACGCTGACCCGCGCCCTGCGCATCGAGGGACGCTCGCCGCCCGACATCGTCGCGGACGCGTTCAACAGGAGCTGACATGGCCGTCATCACGAACTATGAGACGCTCGGGACCGCGATCGGGGACTACCTCGCGCTGACCGGGCCTCGTGTGCGCCGAACTTCATCCAGCACTGGGAGGAACGCTTCTACCGTCAGCCGCTCAACTGGGCAAGCTGGATGGAGAGCAGCACCTCGTTATTGACGACCGCGGCGACCGTGCCGGGGGACTTCCTCGGCATCAAATACGCCACCCTGACCTCGAGCCCGCCGCTGCAGCGCGTCTCCTCACAGATGCTCTACGCGACCTGGCCGCGCAGCATCCCCGGCAAGCCGCGCATGATCGCCCGCGATGGGACGTCGTTCGTGTTCGGCCCTGAACCGGACGGGGAGTACACGCTAACCCTGCGCTACTTCGCAAAGCCTACCGTGCTGCGCTCGGTGGTCGACGGCACAAACTGGCTCACTACGAACGCGCCCGACCTGTGCCTGTACGGCGCGCTGTTGGAGGCCGAGCCGTTCCTCAAGAACGACGGCCGCATCGCCGTGTGGCGGGACTTCTACACCGACGCGTTGGCGGACTACCGCGATCAGTGGAAGGAGGAGGAGTTCGGGGGGTCGCAGATGGTGGCGACGCTCGGATGAGTATCGGCGTCGTCAAGTTCGCCGAGTGGCTGCCCGACCTCCCGGCGCTCGACAACCCAGGCATGACCGAGGCGAAGAACGTCATCCCCTCGGACAGCGTCTACAAGAGCTTCCTGCCTGTCACCGGGATCGGCGACGCCCTGACCGCAGCCCCTATGGGCGGCGTGAGCGCGGTCGACACCTCGGGCGCCGGGTACTTCTACATCGGCACGAAGCAGAAGATCTTCGTTCGCGCCGGCTCAGGCTGGGCGGATCGCTCGAGCGCGACCTACACCACGGCGGACGAGGGCTACTGGTCGATGGTCCAGTACGACGACCTGGTGATCGCCACGAACTACAACGATGTCCCGCAGTGCGGCACCGCAGGCTCGTCGGCGACCTTCGGGGCGTTGTCGTCATCGGGCACCGCCCCCTCGGCGCGCTGCGTCGGGGTGATCGGGCGGCATGTGGTGCTCGGGGACACGAACCTCACCGCGCCTGCACAGAATCGCGTGCAGTGGTGCGCCATCGACGACCCGCGAAACTGGCCCACCCCGGGGACCACCACCGCGCAGAGCGTGCAGTCCGGCGAGCAGTACATGAACGCCGCTTACGGCCCGGTCACGGCGATCGTCGGCGGGGAGAGCTACGGGCTCATCTTCCAGCGCAACGGCATCTCGCGCATGGCCTACGTCGGGGGCAATGTCGTCTTCCAGTTCGACACGATCGAGCGGGCGCGCGGGGCGCTGTTCCCGAACGCCGTGGTGCAGTTCGGGCGCCTGGCGTACTTCATCTCAGGCGACGGGTTCTACGTCACTGACGGAATCGACGTCAAGCCGATCGGCTCGCAGAAGGTCGACAACTACTTCGGCGACACGGTCGACACGACCTACAAGCACAGGGTGCGCGGCGCGATCGACTACGCCAATAAGTGCATCTACTGGGCGTACCCGGGCAGCGGCAACGTCGGCGGGCGCCCGAACCGCGTGCTGATCTTCAACTACGAGGAGGGCCGCTGGTCCAGAGCCGAGGACCAGGTCGAGTTCCTCACCTCCGGCGTGACCACCGCGATCACGCTCGACGACCTCGACACCTACTTCAACTCGCTCGATATCGTCAGCCCTTCGCTGGACTCGGCGAACTGGGCCGGCGGCAACAACACGATCCTTGCGATCGACGGGGAGAAGAAACTCGGTGGGTTCACAGGATTGGCGGGAACGGCCGTGCTGGACGGGACGGAAGCGGAACTCACGAAGGGTGCGCTCTCCCGCGTGCAGGGCGTCAAGCCGCTCGTCGTGGGCTCTGATCCTGTCCTCACCGTGGAGGTGGGCAGCCGCAACTCTCTCGGCAGCGCCGTGACCTACACCGCCGCGCGCACCCCGAACGCCCGCACCGGGTTCGTGGACCTGCGCAGCGAGGCGCGCTACCACCGCGCACGGGTGACGATCGCGGGCGCGTTCGACTCGGCGCTCGGGATTGAGTACCAGGCCGTGAGCAGCGGGGCGACCTGATGGCGATTCCGTACCTGTTCGTGGACGACCCGGACGAGCGCCGGCACCGCGAGCGCATTGCGAGCGCCATCAACAGCCTGATCGGGGGCAAGCTCGACGTTACGGGCACCTTCACGCTGGCCGCGTCGGTGACGAGCACGGTCGTCAGCGACAACAAGTTCGAGGCGAACCAGGTCGTGCTGTGGGTGCCCCTGACCAGCAACGCTGCGGCGGCGCTCGGCGGGCTGTACCTCTCGGCGCGGTCGCGCGGGAGCTTCACCGTGACGCACGCCAGCACCGCCTCGACCGACCGGACGTTTGCGTATGTCCGGATTGGGTAGCGTGTTCGCCCTCCGCTCCGATCAGATCGAGGAGCTATGGCCGCAGATCGAGCCGCACCTGAAGCGCTTCGAGTTCCAGACCGCCACCACGTCTGCTGCGTCGCTCAAGGCGCTGGCGCTGAACTGCGAGGCGCAGGTGTGGGGGTACCAGGACAACGGCGCGATCCGCGGCGTCTGCATCACGCAGATCTACCAGCACCTGCGCGGCAGGTACTGCGCGGTGTTCGTGGCGGTCGGGGACCTGATGCCGATCCTGCATGACGGGCTGGCGCTGATCGAGGACTGGGCGCGCGGGCTCGACTGCGCCGCGATCGAGATCATCGGACGCAAAGGCTGGCTGCGCGTGCTGCCCGAATACCGCGAGCGCGCGGTTGTACTGGAAAAGAACCTGAAGGTGCCCAATGGCTAGTCTCCCCGGATTCCTGAATGTTCGGCAGGTGCCCTACGCCCCGCAGCCCCCCGGGCTCGGCGCCTACGGCCAGCAGGCGTATCGACTGGCGGGGGCGCCGCCGGCGTATATGCAACGTCCCTACACGCTCGACGCTCCGCTCGCGCCGTTCCCGACCTCGGGCGGTGGCAGCAGTGGCAGCGACAGCGCGGGGCTTGCGGGCGGACTGCTCGCGGCGCTGGCGCAGAACCCGCAGGCGCTGTCGTCCCTGACGGACGCTGCCAAGAAGCTGTTCGGCGGATCGGGTGCAAGCCCGGCGCAGTTCCCGGGCTCGATGCTCGACACCGCGCAGAAGGCAGGCTCGCTCGCTGAAGCGCTGCCGGGCGCTGCGAACTACACCCCCACCACGCCGAACGTCCTGCAGCCCGGCGACATGGAATCCCTGCGCCCCACCTCGACGGGGTCGATCCCCACGCCGGCGCAGTACCCAGGCTCGATGCTCTCGACCGCGCAGTCGGGGGCGCCGCTCTCAGGGCTGCTCGGTCCCTCGGCAGTCGCCGACCCCATTACCCCCGTGAACGTGCTGCAGCCCGGGGACCTGGCGGCGATCAATTCGCCCCCTCCGGCGATGGCCTCGATCCCCGCCCCGGGCGTGACCTTCGCGCCCGACCTCTCCAGCCTCAGCAGCCTCGCAGGCGCAGGCGGCGGCGGAGCAGCGGGCGCGGGTGCAGCTGCTGGGGCAACTGCGGGGCTCGGCAGTCTCGGCACGCTCGGAGGATTAACCTCGACCGGGCTGGGGTCGGCGGCCACCGGGTCGCTGGCAGCTGCTGCAGCCCCGGGCGCGAGCCTCTCCGGGATGCTCGGTGCGTCCGGCTCGATCGCCTCGCAGGCAGGAGGCATGGGAGCGGCTCTGGGAGCCTCAGGCGGCGGTGCAGCGGCGACGGGTACGGCAGCGGCGGTTCCCGCTGCAGCGGCCCCTGGCGCGGGCTTGGGAGCCTTGGGGACCGCAGGCGCGGGCTTGGGGTTGCTCGCGGGCGGGGCTTACGCTGCGGACAGCATCGGCAAGGGCAAGGAAGGCCGCGCAGCAGTCGGCGGGGCGGTGGCGGCGGCGTCCGCGGGATACCTGGCCGGGCTGACGGGACTCGCGGCACTCGGCCCGATCGGGCTGGTGGGCGCGGGCGTTGCGGCACTGGCTGCCACCCTCACGAACACCAAAGAGTTCGGCGACAAGGCGTTCAGCAACTACTGGGCCGGCGTCGAGCAGGGCAGGGGCGTCGGGGAGAGTGACCCGGTCGAGCTTGCGCAGGGCTTCGTGAACCTCTACCGCACCAACAAGCTGAACTTCCCCGGCCAGTACGCCTACGGGCGGAAGGGCAACGAGGACTTCCTGTTCGACATGACGCAGCAGATCAACGGCGCGGTGACGAGCGGCGCCGTGCCGGCTGACTCGAGCCCCGGCACGATCTACGAGCAGGTGGTCAAGCCGTGGATGTCGAAGATGGGCGGTGGGTCTGACGACGAGCGCCTGAACGCTGTGCAGGACCACATGATGACCGACCTGATTTTCAACTATCAGAACGGCAAGCCGATCAGCAACGCGCAGGTCAAGAACGACAGCGGCTATCGCATCGTGAGCGAACGCCCGGTGTACCCGGGAGCCGCGCCCTCGCCGCAGCCGAGTGCCGCCCCTCCGGTGATGGCCGAGGCGCCTTCTCTGTCGAACGACATGTACTACTTCGACCCGGCGCAAGACGGCCCTGGGACGCCTGCAGCCGACGCGCCCTCGCTCGCGAACGACATGTACTACTTCAACCCTGCGGACGACATGCCCGGGACGCCTGCAGCGCCGTCGATCATGCCGACTCAGGGCGCCGAAACGATGGGCTACGTCCAGCCCGGCGGCCTGCTCGGCGCGTTCGCGAATCGCAACAACAGCAACATCGACCCCATCTACGCCGGCCTGCTTGCGCAGTACGGGAGGTACGCATGAGCAACGACAGCAACTCCGGATCGTCTGCGATCCAGGTCCCCGCCCCGGCGGGCCAGCAGCCGTACCAGACCTCGAGCCCCGGCACCGCGGTGCTGCAGACTCAGGGGCCCTCCTGGCAGCAGCCGTACCAGGCCAAGGGCCTCGAGTACGCCCAGAACATGCTGAACATGGGCGCCCCGCAGCAGTACGGCGGGCAGACCGTGGTCCCGTTCAGCGGGCAGACCGAGCGGGCGATGCAGGGCATCGAGCAGCGGGCGCTGGCAGGCTCGCCGCTCGTCAATCAGGCGACGCAGTACGCGCAGAACCAGCTCGCCGGCACCCCGACGTCTTCGTTCGGGTCGCAGTCAAACCCGTACCTCGACCAGATGTTCCAGCGCGCCGCAACGAACAGCCGATCGCAGCTCGAGGGCGAGTTTGCGCGCGCCGGGCGGAACGTGAACGCCGCCGCCCCGATCCGCGGGCAGCAGCTCAACGACCTGGCGACTCAGTTCTACGGCAGCACCTACGAGAACAACCAGCAGCGCGCGCTCTCCGACATCCTCTCGCAGCGCGGCCAGCAGGGGCAGGCGCTCGGCATGGTCGGGCAGCTCGCCGAGCAGCCGTACCTGGACATGCAGCGCCTCGGCTCGGTCGGGGCGTCGGTCGAGGACCTGGCAGGCCGCGTGCAGCAGGACCAGCGCGGCAGGTTTGACTACGAGCAGCGTGCGCCGCAGGTGCTGCTCGACCAGTACCTCGCGCGCGTCAACGGCAACCTCGGGCAGAGCACCTACGAGCCCTCGGGCGGCACGAACAAGACCGCCGGGACGGTGGGCGGGGCGCTTACCGGGGCTGCGCTCGGCAGTCAGTTCAGTGACAACGGCTGGGCGGCGCTGCTCGGGGCGCTCGGCGGCGGCATCCTCGGGAGGAAAGGGTAATGGGAATCCTCGACCAGATCGTCGGCAACGCGGGCAACACAGGGCAGCCGCGGCGCGGATTGCTCGGTGCGGTCGGCGGTGCGCAGGGCCTGTTGCAGAACCCCGCAACGATGGACCTGGGGCTCGCGCTGCTTGCGAACAGCGGGTACAACAGCCGCCGGCGCGGGTTCGGCGAGATCCTTGGCACCTCGATGCTGCAGTCGCGGCAGATGGCCGCTGAAGCTGCGCAGCAGAAGCTCCGAGAGCAATACATGCAGGCGCAGATTCAGGCGATGCAGCAGAAGCCGCAGGCGCAAGAAGATCTTGAAATCGTCATCGGCGAGGACGGAAAGCCCGTGTACGTGCCGCGGTCGCAGGCGGTGGGCAAGTCACCGTATGAAAGGCCGAGCGGCACGACCTCGTTGCCCGCTACCGTGCAGGAATACGAGATCGCCAAGAGGCAGGGGTACCCCGGATCGTTCATGGACTATCGGCGCGACATTGCTCGCATGGGGCAGTCGCCCAGCGCGGCAACGCAGCGGCCAGCCGCGATTGAGACGTATGAATACTTGCGGGGTCTCCCGCCGGATGAGCAAACAGCCATGCTCGGGTCAATGCGCGCCCAGACCGTCACAAGTGTCGGCGGCGTTCCGACCGTAGTGACCCCTGGCGGCGCGCGCCCGCTTTCGACGCCTGAAGCCGAGAACACTGCGGCCCGCGATCGCGCTGCAGCCACTGCGTCGGGCGCCGCAGATGCTGAGAGCGCCGGCAAGGGGAAGGTGCAGAAATCGCTGTCGTACGTCGTCAACCAGTTCCGCGACCAGATAAAGAAGACGCCGCAAGGCGGGGTACTGGGCCTGACTGGGTATGTGGGCACGGTCACTGCAAGCCAGGAGGCGATGCGTTTCGAGAACCTGCGCGAGCAGATGAGCACCGAGCTGCGCACCGTGTTTCGAATCCCGGGCGAAGGCACGCTGTCGGATCGGGAGCAGCAGCAGTACGGCCTGCAGTTGCCCGATCGCAAGTACAGCGCAACGAACAACGAGGCGATCTTGAAGGACATGGAGACTCGGGTGGCTCTGCGACTCGGGCAAAAGCCTCCGGGCGCAGAGGCTGCAAGCGCTCCCCCAGCCGGCGGGCCGCAGGGCAAGCGAGTGAGAGTCGACGCCAACGGGAACGTGAGGCCGTAGCGCATGGAAATCGAACTCCCTGACGGCACCATCCTCGAAGCACCGGACGGCGCCGACCCGTCGGTTGTGGCCAAGGCATATCTGGCGAAACAGCGCCGCCGTCGCTCCCCTCTGGAGTACGCCTCGGGCCTTGCCTCGCAGTTCAACCAGGGCATCTCGCTCGGGTTCGCTGACGAGCTGCAGGCCGGCGGTGAGCAGGCGTTGAGCGCCTTGACGCGCGGCCGCCTCGGTTCCCCGTATGCCGACTCGATGGCGCGGCAGCGCGGCGAGCGGCAGCAGTTCCAGCAGGACAACCCGTACGCGTCCGCAGCAGCTACCGGCATGGGCGCGGTGCTGCCGTCCGCGGCGTCTGCCATGGTCGCGGCGCCGGCAGCCATTGCGAGCGGGGGCAAGAGCGCTTTCGATCTGCTGCGCAACTCGCTGTTCGGGGGCGGCACGTCAGCGCGCCCGGTCAATACCGTGTTCGATGCCGTGCGCGAAGGCGCGCGAGCTGGCGCGGTCCCGGGCTTTGTCGCAGGCGCCGGAACAGCCGAGCCCGGGCAGCGCCTTGAGGGCGCCGTCACAGGAACGGCTCTGGGCGGAGCGGTCGGTGGAGCGGTCGGCGGGGCGATGCAGGGCGGCCAGGTGCTGTCGCGCAAAGTCGAGCCGTACCTGAGGCGCGTGACCGATGCACTGAACCTGGAGGCGGGGTCAGTGTCCCGCGCCGTACCTGCGGGCCCTGGCGTCCCCGGTGGAGCTCCCACAATTACCAGTGCAGAAGCCAAGATCCTGCGCGCCATGGAGGAAGCTGGCGTCACCCCGGAAGCTGCCGCGATGGCGCTGGAGCGGGCGCGTCGTGCCAATGTTCCGCTGGGCTTGGTGGATGTCGGCGGGCAGCCGATTCAGCGCCTCACGCGCGCCGTGCGCACCCTGCCCGGGGAAGGCAGCGCGATCGTTGATGACGCACTGTCGACGCGGGCGGCGGGCCAGCAGGATCGCCTGATCGGCCAGCTCGAGCGCGGGTTCGGACGGGTCAGCAGCAGCAATGCAGGCGGCCGCGCGGATGCGCTGATTGCTCGCGCGCGCACTGAATCAGGCCCGCTATACCGTCAGCTGGACAGTTTGCCCGAGGTCACCGATCCGACGGTGCTGCGCATCTTCTCCACGCCCTATGTGCGCGAGCAGGTGCAGTCTCTGGAGGCCTCGCGCCGCTCGCTCGGGATGCCCGTCAGCGACCTCTACGACGAGGCCGGCAACCTTCTGCGTCCGATCACCTTCCGAGATGTCGACTCGGTCAAGCAGTCGATCGACGACGGCCTGCGCTCGGTGTATCAGCAGGGGCCGAGGCCCGCCGACAAGGCGCCGGGCATTGCCACGCGGCAGATGCAGCAGGACCTGCAGCAGCTCCGGCGCGAGCTGATTACCGCAGCCGACGCAGCCCCGGGCGGGCAGACCTATCAGAGCGCCCGCTCCAGCTACGCCGGGCCGGCGCAGGCCCGCG